CCTCATATTTTTTATCAATCTCAGCATGTTCTTCTTTAATTAACCTTTTTGTCTCTTTCTCATATTCTTTTTTAGCCGTATGATCCTTAGTTACTCTTGCTATCGCTTGCAGTCTCTTGCGTTCTTCTTCTCTTTCTCCCTTTATTCTCTTCTCTGCTGCATTTTTTTCTTTCCTTCTTGCCTTTGCTGCTTCCTTAATCTCTTGATCTCTTGCCTTAAATTGATCAACGATTGCCTGTTCATCAGGTGTAAGTTCACTATACTTCAATTTGACCATTTCACCATCACGTTCCACACGATATCTCTCACCAAAAATACCACTAATATGTGCCTTTTCAACACCTTGTTCTTTCATTTGTTCTCTATTTTCCTTTCTTGCATCCGATATAGTTGAATCACCTAGTGAATCACCACGTATCCACTTCCATACATCAGTAGCACCTTTGATTGCTGCTATAATACCTCCTATCACTAAGGCGGTAACTGCAATAATTTTTGCACAGGCTGCTACTGCAGCAATAACAGTTCCAATCGCAGATGCAATAGCAACAATCGGGGCAATAATACCAATCAAGGCAATCGCACCTAATGCACCAGTGATCCACAATATATGCTTTGATATAAAATCAAAAACTCCCTCTAATTTCGCAAATATTTCTGGGTTTGAAAGGAATTTAAATGCTGCATTTCCAACAACACCTAACCCAATCGCTGTCACAGCATCCATCAACCTTTGAAATACACCTTTAACAGGAGAGATAATACCTTGTGCTGTTTTACTTATTCTATCACCTGTTTTCTTACCAGTTGCTTCAAGTCCTTTTTCTTTTTTTGCTTGATCATCTTGTGCAGCATCATCTCGCATCTGCTCATTATCTTTATCCGCTGCATCAATCCTTGATTGATAGTCTGCCTTTATAAAATCAGCGATACCTGATAAGACATTATTAATTTGTGCTATTTCACCTTTTTCTTTCTCGTGATTTGTTCTATGTGTTTTTTGTATATTTTTAATTATAGTTATCTTCTCAGTATTAACCTTCACCTGCTCCTCTATCTTCATCAATCCACTTTCTGGTGGTGCAACTAATTTAGATGGTTTAATTTTTGCTTTTTTGTTCTTTTCTTTTTCCTTTTTTAATTTTTCTTGAACCTTTTTTAACTCTCTAAGATTAATATCTGCCTCTACTTCAGCGAGTGTCTGAAACTTTTTTGGTCTTCCTCTTCTTTTTTTTATCTTACCATCATCTACACCTAGTTTATCTTGCACTTTTTCATTTGCCATTTCAGAAAGTTTACTAACTTTCATCTTTGCCTTTTTCTTTACCTTTTCAGTACCAGCCCTCACTGCCTTCTTAGCGACTTTCTTTCCTAGAGTAGAAGCAATTGCGGGTAATGCCATTATGATTTACGTTGTTGTGCTTTGATGTTTTCTTCTTCAATATATTGTTTTAACAGAGTCACATAGACATCTCGTTCCCAAGGCATCATATTTTCTATCTCTGTCAAAGAGTATTTATGATGTTGCATCAAGGCAAAGTTAACTTTATAGTATGACTCCAGACTCATGTGGGCCATACCTAACTGAAAAAACTTGCCAGTCCCTCCAATACAACTTCAGATTCAACACTTGTTTGAGGATTTAAAACTTTAAGTTTATGAGTCAACTTAGGCATAGTTCTAAAAAACTGTTCGACCTCTTGAAATTGTTTGGTGTTAAGTTGATCAATAAATTCATTAAGTTCCTCTTTTGTACTATCAGATGCATCCCAACTCTCTTCTTTATCATAAATCATATCAATGCATGTTGATAACATAGACATCGCTGCAGATACAGATTCTTTTGGTTCAGCCATCTCAAAATCAAAATTATTTTCAACAAATTGATCTAAAGTTGGATATTTTAATTTCATAGAATACTTATCATCAAGTTGTATAATTAACTTATGATCTTTATTCTTAACAACTTTAATATCATCTATGTTGATAGATGTCTCAACTGTGGTCTTACCGTCATCAGGACAAGTAATATTAACCTCTACTGTTTCACCAACAGACTTTGATCTTACATTAAGAAAAAGGTACTCAATATCAAATGTGGGTAATTTGGTAACATCTATATTTTTAGTAATTAAACAATCACCAATAATCTGTATGATTGCATCAGTGATTTGTTTTTGATCATTAGATTCCATTGCAAGAACTAGAATCTTTTCTTCACGAACTAAAAATGGACGATACCTAATTTTCTTTTTATTTGATGGTAAAGTCAACTCATACGTAGGTGTATTAATCTTGGGTAATGGCATGATATTTCATTCAGTGATTTATTTATATCACATTATACAACATTTTTTCTTGTCTGTCCACTATCTGAATAAGTTAAACAAACTTAAACCAGCAGATAAGAGACTTGGGTTTCTACTTTTTCGATTTACGACATATCTGTCATAGTTAAAACTGACTGATACCTTCAATATATCTGCGTTACCATAAGTAACCGGAATAGGAGTGATTGACTTTGGAAAAGTATTTATGAATTGATAAGAAATAGTTCGATCAAGATTTTTCTCAAACTTTGATATGTACATGGATGATACTTTATAAGTATCTGGATATCTCATCCTACGATAAAATGGTTTTTGTAAATCTCCAACTTCAGTTTCTGCACCGCTTGTTATATAATCCATCCAACCCTCAAATATTCTTAAGAGAGTATAGTCTTTATCAATATAAAAGGAAAAATCTATATCAGTATATAACCTTGAGTGAGCAAACTCTTGTGGAACACCCATAAAATTATCTTTTACTTCGGCTGTGGCCAAAGCACTTGTAGGTAATGACGCATCAAAACATAATATACCCATTTCACGAGAGATGAAATCATCAGCGTTTGTAATTCCAAGATTGTTTCTTAAATAATTAACCACACTTGTATTAAATCCAGCGAAGTGAACTTGATATTGATTATTTAATGATAGATTACCAAATTTGACTTTGGCATCAGTCATGGTGATTTTTGATACTAATGACACACTAAATACCTTTATGACTTTGTTTTTATATATTTATGTCATATAAAGGGAGATATCAACCATCACACCCGCGAAAGTACAAAGGAAACTCATCAAACATCATTTATCGATCACTTTGGGAACGAAAGTTCATGGTTTATTGTGATTTGAACGAGAATATTCTTGAATGGGGTAGTGAAGAAATTGTGATACCATATCGCTCTCCTGTTGATAATAAAGTACATAGATACTTTCCTGATTTTTATGTTAAACTTAAGGAGACTACCGGTAAAGTAAAAAAATACATTATCGAAATCAAACCTAAAAAACAACTTAAACCTCCTAAGAAACCAAAAAGACAAACAAAAAGTTATCTTTATGAAACTTATGAATATGCTCGCAATCAAGCAAAATGGAAAGCAGCATCTGAGTATTGTAAAGATCGATTGTATGAATTTAAGGTTATGACAGAGGACGAACTCGGAATCAAATGAATCGTATCAGTCCAGTATTAGACCGTTTAATCGGCATTGAAGATCCAGATGAATTAATGTCAGAAATAACTCAAGTGGTAGGTGACTCAATTTCTTCACCACAAGCAGGACAATTTTTTCTATTCTCATATCAACCATCATCAAGTGGTAGATATGATGCGAATCCTCTTGTGGCAGTTACAGATGTTTACTCATGGGGTTTTCGTGGAACTAATTTTCATCATGGAGAAGCACGTTCATATTCATTCTCAAATGTATCAGGAAGCACATATCGTGTATATCCCGAAGAGATAAAAGACCTACAAGCACTACCTTTCGGTAGAATGCGTCTAAATAGTTAAAAAAATAGATATGGCACAATATAATAGTGAAGAGACTCTTACAGTAGAAGAAAGAATTAGGAAAGCTAATCCCAATCAGGCTGAAGAAATTTTAGCGATGCTCGATGCATCAAGGAAAAATAGATTAAGAAAAGTTCCTAATTTTGGCGGTTCTAGTGGAATAGGCAATAAATTATTCAAATCAGGAGGATTCCGTTATCCACTTGAGGCACTGACAGAATCTACTGACTATATGAGTTTTACAATAGTTGAGTATCAATCAGTAAAAGAAAGGAGTGGTGGGAGTCTAGTTGGTTCACCCGGAAGTCGTCGTATCGGGCCACAGGGAACAAGAGATAAAGCAACAAAGATACTTGGAAGTATTATATTACAAATGCCATCAAATATCCAAGATGGTAACGCAGTAGATTACGGTGAGAGTAAAATGAATACTCTTATGGGTGCTGCTGCAGGTTTAATTACTTCAGGTATTGAAGGTGGTGGTGAAGTTATAGCAGGATTATTAAGTGACGACAAAGAAAGGATGACAGCAGCACAAAATAAAATGTCTCAGGAGATGAAAGATACTGTAGGAATGGATGCAAGTATTATGGATGCTGCATCAGATTTTGTCACCGCAAAAGCAACATCTGCTGCCTTGGGTGCACTTGGAGGTAACGTATCTGCTGCTCAATTAATGGCACGACAGACAGGTCAGATTTTCAACCCCAATATGGAATTGTTATTTAATGGGCCTACACTAAGAAGTTTTAATTTCTCATTTAAAATGACACCTCGAAGTCCTCAAGAAGCACAAGAATGTAAGAATATAATCAGATCATTTAAGTCAAACATGGCACCAAAAACAAAGGGAACAGGATCGATCGGAGGATCAGGTGTATTTCTTAAAACACCTAACGTATTTGAATTAAGGTATAAAAAAGGAAACAGTGAACACCCATTTCTACATAAATTCAAACAATGTTTTTTAACAAATGTTTCTGTAAACTACACTGGTGAAGGTGTGTATGCAACATACGATGATGCATCACCAATATCAATGCAACTTGATCTTTCATTTAAAGAGTTAGAACCAATTTATGATGTTGATTATGATGATGCAGGAGGGGTTGGTTTCTAATGGCATACTTTAGAGAATTACCTAATATAAAATATCCATCGTTTTTTAAAGATAAGAATTCATCTCTAGAATACATTGATGTAAAGAATTTTTTTCGTAGAGTTAAGTTAAGAGAGGATCTTCAAAACACTTTCACCTTATTTAATAAGTATGAAATACCAATGGGGTTCAGACCTGATAATGTTGCTGAAGAACTTTATGGATCTGCTGAGTTAGATTGGGTGGTAATCACATGTGCCGGAATCGTTAATATTCGCGATGAATGGCCCCTTGATCCTTCAGAGATATATGATTTTGCAGAGAACAAATATGGTGGAAATTTAAATGACATAAGATATTATGAAACAAAAGAAATACGTGACTCAGAGGGACATTTAATCCTACCAAAAGGAAAAAGAGTCAATTCAGATTTTACTGTTAAATATTATGATAATACATTGTCCATTTATCAAACAAAATCAGGGACTAATGTAAGAACTGGAATTAGTAACTATGAACATGAGACCAGATTAAATGACGATAAGAGGTTTATATTTGTGCTTAAAGAAGAATTCTTACAAGAATTTTTAAATGATTTTAGAGATATCATGGTGTATGGGAAATCATCACAGTTTGTCAATGACAAAACAGTTCAGACAGAAAATTTAAATATATCCATGCCATAAAAAAAGGGAGGTTGCCCTCCCAAATATTTTAGTTTTCAGCGAGTCGTTGAAAATACGATAGTGTATCGTCATCTTCAATTTCACTTGAACTTGAAGCAACAGATGAAAC